CTTTAGCACGTTAAAGTGTTAAACTTCACCGCGTTAAAGTGGTAACGTGTGAAAGTATGAACAAATCATGTCACAAATATTAACAAACTATGAACTATAAAACATCAAGGAAATTTCCGCATGAAATTAAAAAATATCAGTAGACAAAAAATCAAACCATGGTACTATATACATGTAACAAGAAAGAGCAACACATAAATAAAGAAAGTGAGGAAAATATGAGAGACGAAGAAAAGAAGCATGTAATACAAGTTGCGGGGAAATACGTTCAATTAGGGGCGAGTCTCGAAGATATTGAAGATTGTAATATTAAAAAATACATGAAGAAAATAGCCGCTAACGCGGTGCTAATTAACTTATGTGACGTGAATCACATAATTGTATCAAATATCTGTGATGGAGACTTTGACAGTGTACAAGCGTATACGGAAGAAATTCTTGATAAGTTGTCAACATGTTTGGTAATCATAGGTAGAGATGGCAGTGGAATTAAAGATTTGTTAGGCGTTAAGGAAATTGATCAAGCTATAGAATACACAATATATGAACAAACGGAGGCACGTTTAGGCGATGAGTAAGTCGATTAGAAAAGTCAACATTCCAGAAACGACAAGAATTAACTTTGTCGACAAGCGCACAACTATAAAGGAGACAGATGAAGATGGTGGAATCGCTTTTTATGACCTTGACTCCACTTTACTATGTGAGGGCTACTATACAAATCAAATACGTGGTGAGCTTCAAAAAGTGGAAACAGATAATGAGACGTATTATACTTTTACTTTCAACAATGGAAAAAACACCCACTATCGCAACTTTTACAAGTTGCGTAAATCATAACTTTTATGTATCTGGTTTACCACCGTAGAATTATAGCGCAACACACTATAATATAAACGGCTGATATTACATTACACTTCAAACAAATAACATAAAAAGGAGATTTTAAATTATGAAGAATTTTGAACTGGTAGCTGGAAATGAAAAATGTGTAAACCTTGTAAAAATCAATGGTACAACAGCGCTTGCAAAAGACGCGAAACCATCTGGAAAGCTTCTTGGTATCGTAAGGGGAACAGAGGTAGAGACTGGAAAAGAAACTTACTATCTGTGCATGAACACAGATGAGGGATTTGGAATTTATGCGACAGGCGTAAAGCGTGAAATCGACAAGATCGCTGATTTGTTGACAGACGCGGTAGCAAGCGGAACTGAGTTTGTTATTCAGTGTACAACAGGGATTTCAAGGAATACGGGCATGACGTTCTTTAAAATCATGGTAACAAGTTTTTAATTACAATAACGGTCAACAGTGCGGTTGACACCAAAATAAAGAACGGAAACTTAATCAATTTGTTCGTTTTTTTTGCATCTATAAGGGACTGGAAACAGTCCCTTTTATAATTACACAATGTTAACAATTTGTTCACAAAATATCTCATATTTGTTCATAATTATATGATAAACTAAAAGGACAAAAACGAAAGTGAGGTATATGATATTTGTATTTAGAAAGCCAATTATTACAACTACAACACGCAATTGTATTGAGAGCACTTGATGATATTAAAACACCCGTTTTAAGACTGAAGTATTACCGCGACGTTAGGAGCTCACTCGAACTTTACGCGCCATTGTATCATATGACAGCAGATGAAATGATACAAAGTGCAATTGCAAGTGGTTACATTGAACCTTTTACAGAAAGTGAGGTTGAGAAGTATGGCAAGTAAACAAAAAGAGCGCGTTGGCGAAGTCCAACGCGCGAAAGGGATTTTATATGACGTTTCCAATGGAAAGTATGTTTTGCTCAAGAAACATTATACAAAAGATGAGTCACTTCTTTTGTTGAGAACTTTAGGCAAAAGAGCGCAAACCAGACTTGCAACCCTTAGAGAATATTTTAGCGAACGTGGTAAACGTTACACTGGTGAAATCAACCCTATCTATGATAGATATAAAGGATTTGACATAAAGTATCAAGGCTTATCCCTACAAGCGATTCAGAAAAAAGTTACAACTGCCATCGAGATATTAAACGCAAAGCAATCAACTTACACGGGGTATAGACAGTTACAAAATAAAGCATACCAGAAAATGATAGAGAATCATCCAAAACTAAAAAACTTATCTTTTGAAGATTGGAAGAAAATGACCACATATATGGGCGCTTGGCAATCAGCGCACGAAGGTGAACAGTATGATAGTGAACAGTTACTCGCCTATGCTAACTGGGCTGGAAATACACTGGGTAGCGGCTTTGACGGACTAGCAACCATGAATCCAGAAGACGTTGATCTCGATGCGTGGTTTTTAGATGTGCAACGTGAGGGTAGTTCTGGAGAGTGGCTATCTCTTGATCAAGATTTTGACGACATTTAAGAGAGGTGCAAACAATGGCAAAACGAAAAGAAAAAATTTCATATTGTAAAAAGTTTCTTTGTTTTGACATTGAAACGACTCATGAACACATATCAGAAGATTGCGATATAATCTACACATGGCATTGGTCGGTGATGGATAGCGACTACAATTATAATACGTGTTCTTCATGGGGCGATTTGTACGATTATTTACATAGCCAATATCAAACCTTTTCCACTCAAGGCGAAAACCGTCTTATCGTTTACGTTCACAACCTCTCTTATGAAATGGAAGCAATAATCAGAAACTTAGAGGGGCACACCATGACAGGCGGCTTCTATATGGACACTCACGAACCGCTGTATTTGATCATTGACGATGTTTTGGAATTCAGATGTAGTTACAAGCTTACTAATAAGGGACTTGCGGCATGTGGTGAAGATGTAGGACTTGAAAAGCTTGAAATGAACTACAAAGATATCGTAAAACCAGGCGAAACGTTACCGCAAGACAAAGAGCGCTATACATACCGTGACGTTGAAATCATGGTGGCAAAAATCCATCAGCTAGAAGAACAGGAAAATAAGCCGTTTTACGACTTCCCTTATACAAACACTGGGTTCTTACGTGACGAACTTCGCGCAATCATGAAAAAAGACGCGAGATGGATGAAGATGTTTAAAAATACTTCGCTTGACTACGACAGATATGTAATCTGCCGTAAAGCATTTTGTGGCGGCTACGTACACGCTAACTATATGTACGCTGGGCAAATTATGATTGATGTAGATAGCTTTGATTTCGGTAGCGCATATCCGTTTGCAATAGGAACCGAAAAGTTTCCGTGTAGTCCACTTAGACCGTTAAAAGGTGCGAATATATACGACTTGAAACGTTTAATGAGCACTGACAATTACTTATTTATTTGCACAATCACAGCAAAAAACGTTCGCGCGAAAGGTACAATGACGTTTTTATCATCCTCACATTGTGAAGTATCAAGCGATAGCGTACTTGATAACGGAAGAATCTATAAAGCTGACATGATAAAAACAACATGTACTAGCCTTGACCTTGCAATTATCTTGCGTATGTATAAGATTGATGCTATACGTGTCGATGAATGCTACTATTGTAGAGCTGACTATTTACCGTCTGGAATAGTTTCAACTATGTTAAAGTACTATAACAAAAAACAAAGTTTAAAAGGTGTAGACGGTGAAGAATTAAACTATGCAAAAGCAAAGAACCGTGTAAACAGCTTTTACGGTATGTTTGTTCAAGATCCTATTCATGATGTTGTAACGCTTGACGGTACAGAATGGAGTTTAGAGCATTGTGCAATAACAAACAAAGAAGAAATTTCCGCACAGCTTGAAAAATTTTATAAGTCGTTTAGAAGCTTTTTGCCATACCAAATAGGCGTTTTTATACCCGCATGGACACGCTATCATTTGATGCATGACATAGTGTCAAAAATTGATAGAAATGTGCTCTACTGTGATACAGACAGCGCGAAAATTATCAATCGAGAAGAATGTTTGGAAGTAATAAATGGTTATAACGAATATGCAAAATATAAAGTTGAGCTTGCTATCAAGAGATATGGACTTGACTACACTTTACCAGACTTGGGAATTTTTGACTGGGAAACGAAAAAAAAGAAAGGCTCATGGTTGAAATTCAAAACCTATGGCGCGAAAAAGTATATATATCAAGAGCGTGACGGGCAACTATACATGACTGTTTCGGGACTCTCGAAGAAAGCTGTAAATTATCTTACATCAATCGAAGATTTTGAAATTTTTACAACTTTCGACAAAGATGTATCTGGACGTACAATATCGCACCCAACAACAAATTCGATTCCAACTTATGATAATGGCGGTACGTGGATAGAAGATACTACTTATACTCTATCAATCTCACCAGAATACGGTGCTTTGATTGGAATAGACGTTTACAGTATCAAGCCGACAATAATAACAAAAGAGGGAAAGAAAGAAAATACTGATACAGATATAAATAAACGTTTAGAAAAGTTTACTGTGAAAACTAGACACTTATCACCAATAATATTAGAAAAGATAGGAGAATGATATGGAAATTGAAAACCTTTATATAACAGTAGGCGACGAAACCTATATTAACATACCATCATTGTATACTTTAAATGCCGATGTGTACATTGTCTTTGGTGAGCGTTCGGCGGGTAAAACATACTCAGTTTTCAAGGGCTTATTTGACGACTACGACAAAACAGGAGCACAATTCGTTTACATGCGTACACGCGAAGATTATCTTATCCGTGGTAGAGCGTGGGGAGCTGTCGCCAACATAAAGCCGTATGTTGAAAAAACACTATGGAAAGAAGAAGCAAACCTTAATTATTATAGTGGAGTATATCGCAAACAAGAGTTGGGGCGGAATAACAAATGGGTATATTCGCCATGTGGCTATAGCTCATCAATTGCCTCATGGATGAAATACAAAGGTAACGGCTACGATTCAGTCAAAACTATATTTTTAGACGAATTTATCGAGGACGACGACACTACTACAATAATACCGCTGTCAAGAAACGAATTTTTAAAAGGCTATAGTCAGCAAATATCAACCATAGTTAGACGACGTAAAGACGTAAAAATTGTAGCATGTGCAAATAGCATCAACCCCAAAAGCCCCTTGTTTGATTATTACAACATTGACGCGCGTAAACTAGAACAGGGAAAAGTTTACATTTTTAACCGCAAGCTTGAGGACGGTGATACACTGAAAATTTGCGTTCTCTATACCGAACCACCCAAAAAAGCACACGTTTCAAAGCATCTTGCCGTTTATGAGTCCCAAACAAATGACATGACTATAAACGGAGCTTGGCAAGAGGAAGTCTATCCAGAAATTTACAATCATTTATCATGGAAATGGTACGCGGAGTTAACAGTTAAAACCAACCGTGTTTACATAGCAGACTTTGGAATAACAGTAATTTTTCCAGAAAAACAACGTTGTCCTATGGTAATTGTAGACGGTAAATACAAATCAAAAAACAATATACTCACAAATGAACTATATTTACCGACAACACGCAAATTGATAGAGTGGATGTTATACTACAAACGTACCTCACAAATATGTGCAAGCTCAAAAGCGGCAAGCGAGAAATTTAATGATTTGATCAAACGTGTACTTATTGACAGAAATTAAATATATGTTAAACTATAGTTAGGGACTACTAGACAGACTGTGAAGAGCAGAGTAGTTGTGCAAACTGTCAGCACGGGCGTGGAGACACGCCCACCTTTTTAGAAAGTGAGGTGTTGTGATGGATGTAAGCGCGGTAACACAAATAATTACAAGTGTAGGCTTTCCTATCTGTATGACGTTAATCTTATGTTATTACATTAAGTATCAAACAGATGTACATAAAGAGGAAACTAAAGAGCTTACAAATGCAATCAATTCTTTGAGAGAAATGATATCGGAAATCAAAACAAAATTAGAAGATGAGGTGCAAGCATGACATATTACGAAGTTATTAAAAAAGCGTTATTTATGTATTACCATCGTGACGAATACGCTTACTTTTATGGTGCAAAGGGGCAAGTGCTAACTGACGAAGTTATGAACACTTTAATCAGTCTTGAACCCGCATATTTTTCAAAATACACAACACAGGAGCTTGCAGCTTATAAAGCTTTCTCACGCGGTAAAATTGGTCTGGATTGTAGCGGTTTTGTTTCCGCTGTTGTAGGTGTGCAAAATTACAGCACTGGACATTATCATGATGGAGCAGAAAAAACAACACCGCTTTTAGGCACAGAAGGAAACGGTTTATATTCATCTTTTGGCGGTAAAGGTAGACACGTTGGAATTGACATTGGTTATGGTTTCTTTCTGCATATGCCAAAAGAGGGGCATACCATCGAGTTAGGCAGAATTGCAGAATATGAATGGGAACACAGTTTTCACTTTGCAAACATTAACTATGAGGGGGCGAAAGCATGATTGATATTGAAAAAATGGTAACAACTTTAAACATTCCAGACGGCATGACTGTTGATGAAATGCGAAGAATTGTTGTAGACGTGCTTGACATGGCGAAAGCTTCAAATGAAGCTGAGAAATCAATTGCAACAGAAAACGCAACACTGAAAACAGAAAATGACCGACTCAGCAAGCAGAATTTAGAGCTGTTCAACCGTGTGACAACTTCCATTTCTCCGACTTCAAAAACAAAGGAAGATGATGAAGAAGAAAAAGAGGAAGTCACAACAGATGACATTTTAAGCTATTATATTTAAGGGGGTATGAATTATGGCAAAATCAACAAAACCGCTGACAAGCGCACAGCGCGGCGTCAATCTTTTTAACGATGCACGAAAAAATTCTTCAAATGAGTATATGCGCGCAACAGGTGAAGTTACCGTGGCAACTTCCATTAGTCACGCTATGACACCAATTGTCAAGTATGCACCATTTATGAATGAATTTTTACATTATGTTGTAAACAAAATTGTCATTCAGTCAGTAGAATCAAAGATGTACACCAATCAGTATGAAATGTTGAAAAAGGAAGGTTTCCCACTTGGAACCGATCTGGAAATGAACTACGTCAATCCAGCTATGGGACGTGACTATGATATTTCTCTTGGAGCAAAGCTGTTACAGGTGACAAAACCAGACGTTAAGACGTGCTACTTTAGACAGAACAGAAGACGACAGTTCCCAGTAACTATTCCACGTGAGCTTATGGAAGGTGCTTTCACCTCATGGGAACAGCTCGACAGCATGGTCACGGGCATGGTAACAAGTCTTTACAGCGGTAATGAGATCGAAGAAGAAAATCTTATCAAGAAGTTGATTCAGACTTCCGTAAAAAATAACGTAGTAATCAAGAAGAAAATTCCATGGGATGAAGCAGACCCAGCCGCTTCTTCTGTTGGTTTCATCAAGACAATTCAGAAAATTGCACTTGATATCACACATGCGTCAAGCAGCTTTAATAATTATCAAGCATACGCAACTGCACAGGGAATTGTAGACGCGACACCCGCTATCACATGGACACCATCCAACAAACTCTATCTGTTTATAAGAAGTGACGTTTTAGTTAACTGTAACGTTGAGACACTCGCTGGAGCCTTCAACATGAGCAAAGCCGACTTAGTAGGGCGTGTGACACCATTCCCAGACTTTAATTATCTTGATTTTAATTCCGATGTTGATCCTGATACAAAGTATTGGAAAACAATTACCGATGATCAAAACATTCTTGCCGTACTTGCGGATGTTAATACATTCGAGTATCGCGACAATCTGAGTACAAGTGGTGACTTCTATAATGCAGCTGGACTCTATCAGAATCAGTATCTGAATGTATGGCAGACATACGGTATTAGACCGTGGGGAAATGCTGTTGCAATTTGTAAAAACGCATAATAAAGGGGGGATAATATGACAACTGTATACTTGTTTGATTCACCATTTGATGACAGCGGTAAACATTTGTTAATCCCTAAAGAAAGAAACGCTGAGGGGTTCTTGAAAGAACTTCTCGGCGTTCTTCCTTATAAACGTTATGACAACGTAACGTGGGAAAGACAAAGACAGACTTTCCGTTGTCCAGTCCGTGCTGATGAATTAAGACGATATAATTACATGGCATATCAGAATGAATCACGCATTGAATTTGCATATATCATTGACTATCAGTACGTAAACAATAAACTTACATATGTAAATACGTCTGTCGATTATTGGGCGACATACATTGATAAATTCGCATTTCATCCATCGCCAGTGATGAGACAACATCCAGCAAGTGACGGACTTTTTGCAAACTTTTATCCCGAACCAACGCAAGTTGACAGGTGGGAAATTGCAAGAACTGAATACGGTTTTTCAAAAGATGATGACGACTCCGTTTATCTCATGACGGCAAACAATACAGACACCTATGAAAACAGGTCTAGTGATTTCTACGCGGCAATTGCAAACTTCGCAATGGGCGACTATGGACAAATCAATAATTTCTTCTCGTTAGTTTCCGTCAACCCTTGCGAATGTGGCGGCATAGTCCAAAGTAACACAAGTAAGTTATCAAGAGCACAAGCGTTAGAAGTAGTTAAACGCTATGCAAAGTGTGGACGACAAGAGGATATTATTGGAGCTTATCACGTACCTAAGTTTTTTGCTACTGAGGTTAGCGGTGAAAATCTTGATAAAGTCGACAACCGCACAGGAGAAGTTGAGCTAGTGCAATCTTTTGTTGAAAAACCTTTATGGAATAAGTTGTACACTTCCCCACAATTCAATAAGCTGACTGTGAATTGCGGCGGCAGTGCCAAAGAGTACGATTTTCGCTATTTTGATGAGTCCGCACTACTTGCCAAAAAGTTTAAATTCAAGTGGGCGGCTAATCAGTCCCAACTGGGCGGTATCGTTATTACACCAGAACAGTACGGAAACGGCACAAATGGCGACTACTCGCTTTCAAGTAGCACATGGGATAGTGTTCAACTTTCGACTACACAGTTAAACAATAGTGGAGTCATGCGCGACTTTGGAAACTTTGGCGTTGCGTCAATCGGAAATCTTTTTTCACTTGACATAAAAGGTGAGCTACAAGCCGCGGAAACTTTTGCAGAAAACTTAGGTGCAAAATTTGAAGAATCAGACCTAACTATTGGCAACCCAACAGGAACCATTGCAATGTATAACGCTCTTTTCCCTATGATTTCCATTGCCTGGTACTATCCGTCATTACAAGATATAAAAAAATTTAACAACTACTTTTGCATGTATGGTTATAATTACAATGGAAGTCTAGCAGATATCGTAATTGATTCTTTGCCAATTGTCAATTACGTACACACAAGCGGTGCCATAATTACCGCTGAGAATGCACCTCAGAACGCCATAGCATATATGGCAAACAGACTTGATAGTGGTGTGTGGTTTTGGCACGGTATCGGAAACTATAAGCACACAGACAAAATCTTAGAGAATCATTTTCCAGAAAGTGAGGGTGGTTAAATGGCAACATATATTGGCGAAGCGTCTAAAGATGAAAACGGCAATCTGAGAGGCGGTAAAGACGGAGATCAAAACGGGCTTGAAGTCCGTGTAACAGGTTGGTTTCCTCAAACAGGAGACGGTAGGCGATGGGACTGGATTGCACGCATTCGCAACCGTCCAGACGTTGCACGCGGCATTGCTACACTTATGATAGAGTCATGTGACAATCAAAACGTTGGATATAATCAAGACAGAAGGGAAACTTTCACAAATGAATGTCGTAAAGTTGGGTGGAAGCCCAAAAATGTTAAAGTGCCGTGCGCAACTGATTGCTCTGCTCTAGTTGCATGCATATTAAATTGTCTTAATATTTTCGTTAGCACAAGTATGAACACATACAATGAATTGGAACAGCTTAAAAATACAGAGCTATTTGATATTTTGTATGACAGTAAGTACTTGACAACAGGTGACAACTTGCAAGTTGGCGATATTTTACACATGCCGGGACATACTGCCGTAGTTGTTCAAAATTCTGAGTCAATCCAACCAGTTCCCGAAGAAAATAAAGAAAACGAACAAGTTGGGGCGCGAATGTGGATAAATTGGCAATACTTCGAGTCTGGAAAGGAATATACTGACAATAGTGGTTGGTATATTAACGGTGACGGTGGTCAAGCGTACGGGCGTTATCAGTTTGACTATGAATACGGACTTGTTCCTTTTATGCAATTTTGCGTGCAACAATACCCGAACCTTTTTAGCGGCTTCCAGCCGTACATTGATTTGGGTGTCAAAAATCCCGCACTTATCAATAACGCGGGACTGAAACAGCTTTTCATTGACTACACAAATAATCACTTGGCAGAATTTTCAAAAATGCAAAACTGGGCGATGTTTAACGACTACTACCAACTTATACGTACCAACATTCAGAAACATCTAGGCTATGATGTTTCTAACATTGGCGCTTATGCCGTGGGTACAGCCGCAAGTATATCAATTCGTGATAGTGGGCATTGGGACGCTGTAAAAGATATATTTGTGGGGACAACTGGAAAAGAGACAGAAAGTGATTGGATAAAAATAGTCATGGCGCGACAAAATGCAAAAACAGGCTACTATGACGGTGACAGGTGGACAAATACACAGTACAACCGCGTTTTTGCTGACATGGCAGCCCAAACAGGTGTCATCCAAATAGGCGAGGGTACAATTTCAGACTCCTCAACCTCACCCGCCCCCGTCAATCCCGCGGGAAGTGACGCGGGAAGTGCAAGTGGTAGCGGCACAACTGAAGTTATACAACCAACAATACAGCCGCCACCTATTGGCGGCATTGATGCTAGAAGCATGTTTTGTCCCTATTGGTCTTTAAAATACTTTTGTAATGTTTTACCACTCAAAATTGATAATTGACAATGACGGTCAATATGGTAAAATGAGGGTGAGGGATAAATTTACCACATTCCATGTAGAAAGTGAGGTGTTGAAATGGCGAAAAGAAATATAAAAAATCAGAATACACAGACAGAAAATCTTTTAACTATCGGTTTGTATTATACTTTTTTGCGTAGGATTGCTGTTGATGCGTGGACTTTTGAGGGACTGCCGTTTGACGACGATGACGTTTACAGACATGCCAACAACATTTTAAATGAGAATTTTGTATTAGGTAAGCTTGGGGGACTCTGGAAAGAAGATGGTTTTTATGTTGTCGGAGATTGCACAACGTCAAGTACTAAGACGTGGTATGGCGGCGCGACAAAGTATCAATGCAGAACATTTGTTAGCACTGTCAGTAGAGATTTGAGCGAAGTGGCTACTTTAACGGCTAGCTTATCACCATTTACAGACTACGACATTGTTTCTATTGATGGTCTGTGCAGACATTACGCGGCTTTATTGTATGAGTGCGATAGGTGCATAAACGTAAACCTCAAAGCACAGAACACGCCCGCCATCTTAAATGCGCCCGATGGACAAGAGCTGACTTTTGCCAATATGTATGAGGAAATCGCGGGTCATAAGCCTGTTGTTTATACAAGGGATATGTCACCGCTAAAAAGTCAGTATGACGACATTCGCCAAATTGTTTACCAGACACCCGCGCCATTTGTTGCGGGAAATGTTGAACAGCTTAAATCAATGTTAATGTCGGATTTTATGTTTATGTTGGGCGTTAACGGGCGAACACAGTCAAAAGTAGCGCAAGTTTCGAGTCTTGAGGTTATGCAAGACGCCCCAACACTTATGGTTTTGCGAAACTCCTATGAACAGGCGCGACAAAATTTCTGTGATCAATGCAACAAGAAATTCGGCTTGAATGTTACAGCTACATTTAACGATTCCAATATTGGCGATGTGGGACTTTTAGACCAATTCTCTGTTATGGACACTAATAGAGATACGGTAGAAACTGTTAAGAATGCTGGTTTAGAATCTCAAGAAAAGGGGGCTGGTGAAGATGACAATTCCAACGATTGACACTAACTTTACAGATAACGATAAGTATTGGTATGATGTGGGGGCGGCTTATACGCTCCATGTCTATGATATTTTGCAAAATTCACAGATTGGAAATGATAGGAAGTCTAATAAGAGCTTGTTTGATAATTATGATTTTGCGGCTTTTGGGCTTGACGTATATCCGCTTTTCAGTGAGGAGTTTAGAAAGCCGCTTAATGATATGATCATTCGGCATTTTTTAGAGTGGGAAATTGGTTATGAGACAGACTTTCTTTTCCGTGAGCACATGAGAGGTGATATGGCAAGAATCATGCCCGAACTAAACATCAAACTAAAAGCGCGGTTTGAAGCTTACAACACGGAGAAAATGTTTGAGACGGAAAACAGCAAAAGCGTTCATACTTCCGATGATTGGCATAAATTCTTGGATACTCCGCAAGGTCAAACAGATTTATTGGATGATAACTATTTAACGAATGTTTCAAAAAATCATGTGGATGATTCTACCACGCACAGCGGTTCAAGTGGGACTGCCGCGGCTAACGCACAGAGTTACACAACAGCGGTTTGGGATTTTGAAACAGAAATTTGTGATAAACTAAAACACAATTTCTTGGGGCTGTTTAGGTGATGGACATTGACGAAAGTCTAACTTATGATATAATGATTTTAGAATTATGAAAGTGAGGTGTAAATATGGCAAATATACCAATTATCAATCCGCCAGATAAAGAGCATTTGGGCTTTTGTTGGCATCATCAATTTACAATTCCTTTGCTTTTTGATGATTGTTTATCACTTCTGCAAAAGGTGTGCGCTTTGTGGGCAAAACTGAATGATGTTATTGACGCTTTGAATAAATTTAACGATGAATTTAACGCATGGGCGAAAAATGTGGAAGAATCGTTAAAAGATTTGTACGCGAAGTATGAGGCACTTGATACTAGAGTAACGAATATTGAGGAACAGTTGCAGTCTATCCAAAACGAATTGACTAATATTAAAAATGATATTTCAAATATTGAGCAACGTTTAGATAATGTAGAGGATCGAATTTCAAATGTTGAAAATGAAATTACAGATATTAAGCAGTCAATTTCCAATATTAACAACTCTATTACTCAGATTCAAGCTGACATGACCGCGTTAGAGGCAAGGGTGAAAAAGTTGGAAGATTTGTTGAAGAATCTTAATGTCATACCGCCAATTGACATTTATAATGCAACGGATGAGGAGTTTGCTACTGGGCTATGGGTGAATTGGTGGAATTGGTTAAAGCCAAAACTATATTTTCCCGTTGATAATATTAAAAATGGCTGGCAATATTCTCCAAACGTTGTTTGGTGGGACACTACGACACGTTTACCGCGCTATTTCCAGTTAGGTCGTGTCACGCAACCTATTACATTATGTAAGTTGCCTTTTGTGGCAGTCAGAAAAGACACGTTTGATCATGAACCGACAATCGAAGAATTGCGTAATATTAGCCCGCGGTTTAACAACGACGCTTTCACAGCGGAAGATGGTTTCTTTGATTTCCCTCTAACATCGCCCTTTGGTTTTACAATGGATGAAATTAAATTTCAAACATCGTACATTCCATTCTTGCCTGTCAATAGCAATCTTTACTATTCGAGAACAGGCGGTGGAATTGACTCGATAAAAAACATCAACTGTGGAGTACGTCTACAGGTTCCGATAACTGGTACATCTGCGAAGCTCTCTGTCACAAGCGATCTTTTAATTATGGGGGTATGCCCTAATAGTGTACCTATCACAGATAATACAAAGTGGGATATCTACATTTACGCTGTTGCAGAAAATGGATAATTTTAGAAAGTGAGGTAATAATATATGGATTTATTGAAATATTTGGAACCTATGAAGAATTTACCAGAGAGGTTTTCTAATCTCGCGTTTTGGCGTGGGGTGAGAAAGCTGAGGGATGAAGTTGTGAATGCGTTTGAATATGTGGATAGTTGGGGGGAGAGTGTCGAAAGTGAACTTGCCAATTTGCTAACGAACGTTGAGACAAGGCCAATTAGTTCAATACAAGCAGATGAAGGCGGCGCGAAGGCAATTGGCGCTAATAAATACGCCTTTTATGTGCATAATAGTGGTACGTTTGATATCTGTAATATTCCACCAAATGCTGTCGGCGTATCTGTAACATGTCATATTTCTTACACTGTTGCCAGTCAGCCTTATTATTTATCAACTATCAATTACACTCAGTACAAAGTTGCTAACGGAAAATTGCAAGGATCTTGGTATGGTAATAATGCAGTTTTTTACGATCCTATATTAACAAGCGAAAATTATAATAGTTTCACTAATCCTTATTTAATATATGATGTTATATTTTCAACAAAAAAATAAAACATAGCCGCCATTATTGGCGGCTTTTTGTTTGTTTGCTATTTGGTTGGGAATGTTATCTCTAGTAGATAACTGAGGGATGTTAAAACGAATGACATGCTTATAAGCTCTTTTGAGGTTTCAACCTTTTGAAGCTCTTGAAAGAAAGATCCAATCATTCGTTTTGCTGTTTTGTCCTTGCCGTATTTCATAACTAATTCTGAAACTTCATCATACATCTGGTTTTTCTGTTTTGTGGTTAATACATCCATGGTCAAGCCTCACTTTCTGGAATTTGTTGTACATTCCAATAAATATATTTCTTTCTTCCAAATCGGTTTTGCTGCTTTCCAAATTGAATTTTAAAGTGTTCAATCGCTTCTTTTGCACTAATCGCGCTAATTCTTAAATATTCAAATTCGTGTGCCTCGGTATTAAAACATTCAATTACATATTCATTCATATAATCACTTACTTTCTATTTTTTCATTTAACATTGTTTACATCAATCTTGTGCTTATTCGCTTCGCCATAGACTGCTATCTCTACTGTGTATGCTCTGTATTGTTTTTTTTCATTTTATACCTCACTTTCTTTATAATGCTTCAACTGATACAATAATTTTAGTGTTATCCATTTTACGTTTAAATTGGTCTATAGCATGTGATTCACTGAAACCAAATATCGTATCATATTCTGTTTTATCTGATAGTGTGTCATAGTACTCAATTAAATATATTTTCATTTATACCTCACTCTCTATATAAGCGTGTTATCTCTGTTATTACATAAGCTTTACCTTTAAACATTACATTAAAATCATTTCTTGCATGGGCTTCATCACATGCTAAAATTTTAATGTATTTAATCTTGTTTAAGTAAATATCGTGATATTCTACTAAAAAGAATGCCAAATTACGCATTTTGCACCTCACTTTCTCCTGTCAATCTCTTGTGGATATCGTCACGAGTCACCCAGTATTCGATAGTCATGTAATTTGTTGATCGTCTGCCTTTATAGAAACATGGTCTTGTGCGAACTACACCTTTTCCATACTTGCCGTTATACTTATGTAATGTTGACAGATTCTCATTCATATAACCAGGTACATCCGCACATGTCACATAATGCAAGTTGTTTTCGTGGCAGTATTCGCTTGTATAATCGCGATCACCTATTACAAGTGGGGAAGATTCAATTGTGTTTCTCTTTTTAATTCCATAAAGATTCATATTACTCCATTTCTCACCGTCAAGCCGATATGACAGCTATGATATTAGTATCTCAGTACATGTCTATTATATCTTCTCGATTTATGAAGCCCTGTTGCTTCTTCAACTTTTGAAGTCCATAAACCACATTCCACATTACACATAGAAATTTTTCTAGTAACATAGTCAATATAATCATGAGAAACTTTGTTTTCCTCAAGCAACTCAGCATTTCTAATATACATTTTAGCAAGTCGTCTCTCATAAGCACGCCCAGATTTACACTTGTGCAAGTCTTTGATCAATTCCTTGAGTTCTCTGTACAGCTGTAAATATAACTGTCTCTTTTCGTCAAGCATGTCAAAATCGAGGTTGGCGAGAGTGTTAAGGCTAACGTTGTGCCATTCTGGTTTAATGATTGCTTCATATCGTTTCCATGTTTTGCCGCAAGTTTCTTTTCCCTTGCATTCATTGCCTTTTCTGTCGGCTAGACAGCAGAAGCACTTATCATTGTACATTTCTGAGATTGAAGGAAAGCCGCCAAACATGCCATAAATAGAATGTTTTGGTACTTTCTTTAAATTACTGTAATCAAGATATGGTAAGGTTTCGCTTGTTTCTTCTTCAACTTCTTCAGTTTCTTCAGTTTCTTCAGTTTCTTCAGTTTCTTCGGTTTCTTCAGTTTCTTCAGTTTCTTCGGTTTCTTCGGTTTCTTCAGTTTCTTCAGTTTCTTCAGTTTCTTCAGTTTCTTCAGTTTCTTCAGTTTCTTCGATTTCTACTAATTTGTCAAAGTTACCATTGTAAACGTCGCCATACGCTAAAGCCAATAAATATTGTGCTCTGTTAAACAATTCGTTTGAGTCTTTCACTTCATTATCCAAATCAATTTCATACATTCTTGTACCATCAACCGTGATATATAAAAACTTGTCACAATCGTCAATTTCCAATCCCACTTCATGCTCTACTAAAAAAACTGATTTCTCGATTGTCAGAGATTTCATATCCTCTGGCTTTTTGAAGTTGAAATAACACTTATTCAACTTGTTTACTAATACTGTTAATACTCGATTGAAATTCTTGCTTGTCATAATTATTATCTCCTTTTCTTTATTTGTTTTTTTCTTTATTGTAACATGTAAGTGTGAACAATTCTAGCATATTTTGTGAATAAATTGTTAACAATAACTTTCATACGTTACCACTTTAACGCGGTGAAGTTTAACACTTTAACGTGCTAAAGTGTCAGACCTGTTCTTCTAAAATTTTCGGCAAACGGAGAGGTGATACCAGAT